GCCAAGCATTTTACCAGCGAGTGAGAAGCCTTGGCAGGGCGAGCCAGCGAGAAGAAGGTCTATCTCATCCCACTCAATATTCCACTCCCTCCACTTCTCCACGTCTCCGAGTTGGATAGTCTCGGGGAAGTTGAGCTGCGTCTGCTTGATAGCGTGCTTGTCTATCTCGCTGGCGTAGTATCGCTCGATAGGCACGCCCAGCTCTCGCAGGGCTATCTGCCCACAACTCATCCCATCAAAGAGTGATAGTACTTTCATTCGGTTGCTATTTGATTTTGTGTGCGTAGTAGGTGACGTTGTTAAGGGCGGAGACGCTGTGAAGCGTTGCGCCCTCGGGGAGGGAGGTGCCACGGGCGACGCGGTCGCTGTATCTCGTGACGAGGAAGACGGACGTCGAGCCGTCCTCGTAGTCGGAGGCGTAGACCACCTGCTCGGCGTCGACGCGTAGAGAGGCTGCGAAGGCCACGCGGTCGCGCCGTTCGAGGCGCTGGGCTATGATACGATGCTCGCGTTTGAGCTTCGAGTGTGCGCAGCCTCGTAAGATCGTGGCGATAAGGTACTGGCGTAGGTACTGGCGTATCTCCGCCGAGTACGTCTGATAGCTCGCGTCGGTGCGGACGCGGCTATACAGATCCTCGATACCTTCGACCTGCTCGAGAAGGTCGTAGATGAAGCCCAGCGCGCAGCCGTCCTCGATAATGACAGGGTCAATATCTCGTAGTCTCATAGCCGTTACTTCGCCTTAGTGGTGGGTGCGGGCATAGCTATTTGTACCAGCCCCTCGTGCCCGCTCATAGTGATGTGGTAGTACCCGCCGTCCTCGGGGAACGTCCCCTCCCACTCGGGGATAGGTTGCGCGCACTCCACCTGCTCGAGGTGTACGAGCTTGGCGATAATGAAGGCGTGCGTCAGTGGGGAGAGTTCGTGCTTCACGCCCGTCCAGCTCTCGAGGAGGATAGGGCGCTGGCCTGCGTCGATGGCACGGAGTACGGCGGTAATGGCGTCGATGTGTTCCATTGCGTTGTCGTTGCTTTTGAGTTACTATTTCGTTCGATCTTGATTTAACCGATTGGTTAAATCTTCACTGCAAAGATAAGTACTATATTTTGATAATACAAATACACCCGCACACTATTTACTAAATAGCAAGTATAGATACGCACCTAATACGCACAGATAAACGCACATTTCACACAATACAAACGACTTAGGGGCGTAGGCATCACCGAAAATAGTACATTTGCAGGAGTAAACCGAATGGTTTAATTTTTAATCATCCAACGTATGAAAGAGCAAATTCTCGAGGCACTCCGCTCCAAGTTCCCAGGACGCAGTGCCGTGATCTTGGGCAGGATAGCCGACAAGCTGGCGAAGACTGCCACGACGCCCGAGCAAGTGACGACCGCCGTCGAGGGAGTTACACCCGAGCTCATCGAGGTTATCGAGAGCTACGGCGATAGCCGCGCCACCGAGGCCTCGACAACCGCGGTGACGAACTACGAAGCAAAATACGGGCTTCGTGAGGGCAAGCCGACCACCCCGCCAGCGCCTACGAGCGAGGGCAACGACAACGCACCCAAGGGACAAGCGGACGGCGACGTTCCTGCGTGGGCTTCGGCGCTTATCGAGCAGGTCGAACAGCTCAAAGACCGACAGAACAAGCAGGACGCAGAACGGACGACAACGGGGCGCCGACAAGCGCTCGAGGCGATCTACGCCCACCTCCCCGAGCCACTGCGAAAGGGCTACGAGCGCATCCCGCTCGACACGCTCTCCGACGAGGAGTTTACGAAGCTCTCGGCGGACGTGACGGCAGAGGTCGGAGAGATCGGGCAGGCGTTCGCCGCCAAGGGTGCAGTCTTCTCTACGCCCAGCGCTCACCACGGCGGGGCAGGCACGCAAAAGGAGCTGACGAAGGAGCAGATCGAAGCGATCAACCACCGAGGCGGGAAGCCCGCCGACGGGGAGCAGCCCTTCTAAGAGTGTGCAGTATTAGAATTCCAACCATTAACCAAAACAGAACCAACTATGGCAATGACCGTAAAGAGACGCCGCGACGATAACTTCCCTCGCGTCGTCGTGCATAAGGTAGCGGACATTCGCGGCGGTGTGTCGGTCGACACGAAGGAGCTGGGCGGTGACGTCCTCCTCGAGGGTACGCCACTTAGCGCGCCCGTGAATGGCGTATGCCACGCCGTCAAGATCGCCCGCGTCGTGGGTGACGTCGGCGCGACGGAGAAGTCCGTCAAGATCGCGAAGGGTCACAACTTCCGCGTCAACGACGTCGTGATGATCGACGAGGCTAAGGTCGCGACGAAGATCTCTAAGATCGACGACACGGCTAAGGACTACGACACGATCACGATTAAGGCCGAGCTCGGCGAGCTGAAGAAGGGCGCTATCCTCGTAGAGGCTAAGGAAGAGAGCGCGAACGCCTCGGCGCTGAAGTACCAGCCAGTCGCAATCTCGGGGCAGAAGGTCGTCATCGAGCCGAAGAGCAACCTTATCGTAGACGCGTGGGTCATCGCCGTGACCACTGGCCACGCCCTCCCCTCGTGCATCCGTAAGAGCCTTACGGGCGTCGTGAACTACTAACCAAAACTCCCGATAACAATGACACAAGGAACACTTATCGAAGGCCTCGACGCGCAGTACGTCAAGGCGCGCGTGATGGGCGTCAAGACCGAGCGCTTCCTCTTTGGCACGCACTTCCCCCTCGAGAAGGTGAACGGCTTCTCGTGGAAGACGCTCGCAAATCAGGCCGCTAAGCTCAACGTCGCAGCCGACATCCACGCCGACGGGTCGTCCTCGCTCCGAAAGCTCCGCCCAACGTTTGAGAGCGCACGCGGGGACATCCCCTTTATCTCGATCAGCCGAGAACTCGGTCGCTCGGAGATCAAGGAGTATCAGATGGCGCTCGCAATGGCGCAGAATTCCGACGCCGCAGCGCTCGTCAAATACTGGGGCAACGACGTCGACTTCTGCTTCGAGGGCGTGCAGTACGAGCTTGAGTACATCGCGTGGGCGCTGGCTTCCAATGCTGGGAAGCTCTCCTTCACGACGACGAACAACGCGACGTTCGCAAACCAGTACGACCTCGACTACGACGTCTACGACTTCCAGAAGCAGAAGACCTCGAGCGACTGGGGCAACGCCTCCTCCGCTGACATCATCGGCGACCTGCGCAAGTTCGTAAAGCTGGCTAAGGACAAGGGACTCAACCCGAAGTTCGTCTTTATGAACATGGACGAGTTCTACAAGATCAGCTCCTCCGAGCAGATCATCAAGGCTTGCTCGAACTACATCTTCAACGCCGTAGGTGTGGCGCAGTCTCCAGACCTCGATGAGGTGAACAAGATGCTCAGTAAGCAGGCTTGGCTCAACGGCCTCCAGATCCGCGTTATCGATCAGACTGTGACGCGCGAGTTCTCCGACAAGCCCTCGATCTCTCGCAACCCATTCGAGGATGCGCGCATCATCATCTCGGAGACGGAGATCCTCGGCTCGACGCAGTACGATCTCCTGCAGGAGAATGTGAATGAGGGTGTCATCCGCGTAGAGCGCGCCCATACGGTGGTGAAGAAGTACAGCAAGCCCGAGCCTCTCGCCGAGGTGACCATCGGGCAGGCCGACGCTATCCCCGTCCTCGACACGGCGTACCGAAATCTCTACGTCCGAACCGACGCGCAGGACTGGTAACCTAACCGACGTCGTATGGTAACAATCGCCGAAGCATTGCGAGGCCTCAACGCCTATCCTATCCCCGAGCGCACGCTCGTAGGGGTAGCGACGGCGCGGGGGCTTCTGCTCGACGACGACGCCACGCGGGAGACACTGCGCGGTAGGGCTTATCGCCTTACCTGCGCAGACCTCCTCGTATGGCTTTCTCAAGCGCCGAACGTGTCGCAGGGTGGGCAGTCGTATAGCTTCACCGACGAGCAACGCAAGGCGCTGCGAAGTCAAGCCTCGGCGCTGTATCGTGACCTCGGCGAGGACGACGGCACGGGAGCGGCAAAAGCCACCTACGGCTATAAAGGCACTAACCTATGATCATCGACAACGGGGTACTGTACACGCGGTCGGCCACCGAGGCAACGCCCTCACTCGATCCGAAGACGGGCTACCCACGCCGCGCCGAGGACGAGTGCTGGCACAATCCTATTCGCTGCCAATTCATCGCACGAGATTATAGCAATCTGACGCGCGTGCAGGGAGAGTCGGTGCGCCTCGCCAAGTACGAGATACTTATCGAGGAACAGCCCTTCACAGCAGGGGCGGTACGCCTCGAGGACGTGTTCGGAGGCGTCGTGTGTGAGGCCTCCGTTATCGAGATCGAGCCGCTGACGGCCGTCGGGCAGATCCGCATCCTCATCTAATGGGCTATGGCGATTAAGAGACTGACACGGACGGACGCCGCCGAGAGGTACGTCGGCGAGCAGCTCGAGCGTATGCAGCGGGCTATCGTCTACAACCTCCAGTATATCGGTGAGCAGTGCGTCGCGCACGCACGAAGCCTCCCCTCTCCTCCTGCCGAAGCGGGAGCATCGCCCCACCAGCCTAACTATATCGACCGCACGGGCAACCTCCGCTCCTCGATCGGCTACGTCGTCGCTATCGACGGCAAGGTCGTCGAGGGCGGGCGCTTCCCGTCGATAAAGGAAGGTGGCGAGGGTGCAGGGCAGGGCGAGGCGTTCGCCTCCGAGGTCGTTGCACGGGAGTTCCCTCACGGCGTCGTCCTCGTCGTCGTGGCGGGGATGAACTACGCCGCGCACCTCTCAGCTCGCGGGTACGACGTACTCGACAGCGCCGAAGTGCTCGCGGCTAAGCTCGTGCCACAGCTCCTCCAGTCGCTCGGCTTCGAGGTCTCCTAATCAGCACAACGCAAAAGGGATGAAACTAACGAGTAAGAAGGTACAGCGCGACGTGCGCGATCTACTCCTCGAGAGCGAACTCGCCAAGGCTATCGACGGCGGCGTCTATCACGCAGGTACACGCCCACGAGATAGCCGCGCCGAGGACGCGGTCGTCATCTTCACGGGTGGCGTCCCCGACCAAATAGACGAGGGCGTCGTGACGCTCAATATCTACGTACCCGACGTCCTCCCCTACGGCGAGGACAACGGCGTGCAGGTCGAGGATATGCAACGCGTCGAGGAGATCGAGGAGCTGGCGCGTGCGTTCGTCCGCTCGCTCACGGCTGGGCGGTCGTGTTACCGCTTCCGCCTTTTGCAGACGATCCACAGCGTCGCCGAGCCTTCTATTAACCAGCACTTCGTCGTCGTCAAGCTCGCTTATCGCTACTACGATGGCGTCGAAGATTAGAGATACAACCATTATCCAACCAATTAACTAACCATAACTATGTCAGTACTTTCTTGGGGCAAGCCCCGCATTCAGAAGTGCGCGTCGGTGGCAGGCGTCCCCGACGGCAACTGGGTCGATCTCGACACTCCGAAGCAGGACACCACGAAGCTCACGACTACCGAAGGGCAGGAGGTGACCGCGAACGAGGAGGGAGGCGACGTCGTCGACGTCCGCGCGGGAAAGAACACCTACTCTCTCGAGTTCGACCAGTTCGTCAAGAAGGGCGTCGCTCGTGACTTCGAGGACGAGGATGGTCTCGTAGCGGGTGAGTTCGCTATCCGCCTCATCCCAGAGGACGAGGCAACGGAGGGTCTTCTCATCGAGCGCGCAACGATCCGCGTCGTGGAGAACTACTCCGCGACAGACGGGAAGCTTCGTCACGTCGTCGTCAAGGCTATCAAGCCCGCCGCGGGTAAGACGCTCAAGCCTTACACGCACAACGGCCTCGCAGTATCGCTGAGTGAGCTCTTCTTCACGAGCGCGGCCGACAACGCGGGTAAGAGCATCACCGTGACGTCGACGGCCAACCCATCGGCCACGTCGAGCGAGCGCTGGGCTACGGTCGAAACGGCAGGCAAGACGGTCAAGGTGAAGGTCGATGCGAACACCTCGGGCAAGCCTCGTAAGGCCGTCGTGACGATCACGGCCGACGGGAAGAGCGCGCTCATCGAGGTAACGCAGATCCCCTCCTAACGTCAACGGCGCTATCATTTCCTAACTAATTCGATCACGGCCGCCACGATCGGTCAAGAGGTGCAGGCGCTTAGGCCGCCGCTCGTCCCCAAACGATCGGTAAGTGGGTGCAACTCCCACCACCTCGCCAAACGTCCAACACAAACGACATACACGATGAACGAACAACAGCAGACAATAGAGCAGCGCGTCGGCGCTACGCTCCTCCAGCAGCCGCGACAGGTAGAGGTGGCGGGAAAGACGTACAGCGTCGCACCGCCAACGATCGCAACGCTTATCCTCGCATCGGAGGCGATCTCGCTACTACCGCAGGAGCGCCTCGACGACCAGCACATCGTCGAGGAGACACTGCGCATCGCTAAGGACTGCCGCGTACTGGGTGACATCCTCGCTATCCTCATCCTCGGCGCTAAGGGCTTGACCGAAGAGCGCACGACCGAGGAGCGTACACTCTTCGGCCTTCGTCTCCGTCGCACGACGCAGACGATAGACAGAAAGCGAGAGCTGGCCGACGAACTCCTCGAGGCACTCGCACCGCGCGATCTATGGCGTCTGATCTCCGAGCTACTGCGCGATATGCAGCTGGGCGATTTTTTCGGCGCTACCACTTCCCTCCTCGAGGTCAATCTGACCAAGGCGACGCGGGGAGTGGAGACAGAAACGACAGCCCGTGGGCAATCGTCGGAGGCATAGCCAAGGCCTATAACTTCCCGATCGACTACGTCCTTTACGAGTTGTCCTATCCTAATCTGATCCTTCTCGGTGCAGTCATACCGAGCTACCAAGGAGCGAAGGACAAGAAGAAGGACGAGGAGATAATCAGAGAGGGCGACGAGAGGCACAGAGACGCGCTGCGCGAGCTATTCGACAAGGCAGACTAACAAGATAAATCAAGATGAACAGCGAAGACGGCAAGAGCTACTACGGCATAGGCATCGATAACAGCGAACTACGCCGCGACGCCGAGGAGGCACGACAGATACTCGTCGACATCGACAAGCAGGTCGAGCAGGCGACGCGAGACGCGAGCGAGGCGGCGAGAGTGCCTAACGTCGACGTGAGCGTCAATGTGGAGACTAACGCCCACGAGGTCGCGGATGAACTGACCAGCTCGCTCGAGCGCGTCGGTGGCGTCATCGGTCGACAGCGTGAGGCGGCGCAGGAGTTCGTCGTGCAGGTCGGGGCTATCGGGCAGGAGGCTCGCGAGCAGAGCGACCGCGTGCGTGAGCTACTGACGGACATCCCCACGGTAAATATCGACTTCGTGAGCAACGCTCCCGACACGGCGCAGGCGATAGAGCAGGCGTTCGCCGAGCTTGACCGCGTCTACGACGCCAATAAGCGGGGCATCGTCGAGCTGGAGGCCGAGTACCGACGCCTCGCCGAGGAGCAACGCAAGGCGAACAATAGGGGCGACGGCAAGGGCGCGGCCGCCCTACGCGAGCAGAAGGCGGTCGTCGAGCAGGTCATCGCGACGCGTAAGAAGCTCCTCGCCGAGATCGAGGCGACGGCCGACCAGCTGCACAAGGAGGAGGCCGCCCTGCGATCGGCGGGCGAGCAGGCGAAGCAGGCAGGGGAGAAGCACGTATCGCTCCGACAGCGACTGCGTGAAATCAAGACGGCGCTCGTGGAAATGGAGGCCGCAGGACAGAGAGGTACGGCGCAGTATCAGGCGTTGCAGGCCGAGGCGGCACGCCTTACGGACGCGTGGGCTGACGCCTCGGCGCAGGCTACTATCCTCGCACACGACCAGCGAGGGATGCAGGGCGTTATCTCGGGGCTGTCGGGGCTGTCGGGTGCGGCGTCGGTGGCTCAGGGCGCTATGGGTCTATTCGGCGCGGAGAACGAGAAGCTCCAGCAGATAATGCTCCGCGTGCAGAGCGTGATGGCTATCACGATGGGGCTGCAACAGATCCAGCAGACGCTCAACAAGGATAGCGCCTTCTCGCTCGTGACGCTCAACTCGCTAAAAAAGGTATGGAACAAGCTCCTCGGCGAGAGCGCCGTGAAGCAGTCCGAGGAGGCCGTCAGCACCACGGCGTCGACGGTGGCCACGACGGCCAACACCGCCGCCACGACGGCCAACACGGCGAGCAGGGCGACGAACAACGCGGCGGCCACTACGGGCGTCACGGCACAGCGCACACTGGCTGGCTCTACCGTACTCGCCACGGCCGCCACGACGGCGC